TCGTCAAAATCATTCAATCTACGTTTCAAGTCTTCCGACTTTTCTCTTTGATTTTGATTTATATCTTTAAATGGATCACCACCATATATTCGTTCATTCTCTTTGATTGCACTATCTACATCGCGGAATGCCTCTGATACAAATGTTATCTTGTTCGGAGTTATAACTCTCTTTGTTGTTGATTCTCTTGCAATTTCTTTCGGTAATAAATAACCATGAACTGTTAATTGAAAATTTGCTCGGACTAAACGATCTTGACCTGTTACGTTTGTATCTTCCATTGTCAAACCATCTATCATTGTTGCAAACTTAAAAAGATTCTTGTCACCAAAAGCTTTACCACCGAAATATACAAAATTTTCTATTAATGTGTTCAATTGATTTTGATATTCTGCCCAACAAATAAAGTCATATGTAACGTCAACATAATCGGGTATAGGTGTTATAAAGTATTCCTGTGGTGTTTTTACACCATATAGACTACTAAACTTATCGTAAGGTGATAATCTGTTGTACTTTTGTTTCATAACATAAGCAAGTTGAGCAGTTGATGCCACCTTATTACGTCTTAACTCTTGTTTCATATTTACACCAGAACGTCTGAACGTAATAAGTGGGGCAAGAGTTTTACCCTTCTTATCTTTTAAATATCCGTTTCGTTGGATGGATGCCCACTTTTCAGCATTAGCATATATCGTCGGTACTTGTATTGTTTCACCGTTATCTTCGATTTTTAACTGTATTGTTTGGTCAATATATGTTTTTACTGCAAAATCTATATCATACAGTGTAACACCTAAATTACGAGTCTTATCTTTGTCCCGACGTATTTGTGTATCTCTGGCTTTACCCAAATCAATACGTGGATTTTGTTCAGAGTTTCTGTCATCTATAAAAGAATCTCGTGTTCTTTTCAGTGGCGGTTTACGATATGGGGATGAGTTTTTCATTAGATGTTGTCCGGTAGGTCATTGTTTTCGGCAATTCTTGGGGCAGAACGAACTTCTTCCACATGGATTCTTGAACGTCTTGTCAAGTGTGTATTAGCAATGATAGAAACATTATGCCCCCATCTTTCTGTTGCAAACGAATAATCTGGATTCTTACCACCGAAATATTGGTTTTCAAGTATTCCATCAACTTCCCAATATTCACCATTATATTCGATTACATCACCAACTTCAATATAAGTTTCGTAGTCTTTTAGAAGTTCACGGATAAAACCAAAATCACAAACTTGATTGTAATCTTGTCCAAATTCTGTTCCTTCGAATGTTTGTTCTTGGCGGTTTATTAACGACGGTATCTTAATCGGTTGATGATAAATCTTTTTATCTGATTCATCGTAAATATTGGTCTTTGTATTTTCAAGAGACAACTTATACAAACCAACTTCGGTATCTATAATATCTACAATCAATTCCATATTGAACTTGTGAACTAATCCTGCATCCCGTTGTCCATGAAATAATGGCATCTATTTACCCCACGTAAATTTTAAGCGGTGTTGCATTTAAAGAAACATTTAGTGCCTCAACTTCAGTACGTTTAGCTTCAAGTAATTTTGAACGAGTCATTGTGTCTAACATTGTTCTCAATTCTTCTACAAGTGCTTGTTTTTCTGTTCCAGCAGCTGAAAGTAAGTCTGCAGCATTAAGAGTTGTTTCTCCGTTTGGAATTGGAATAGAACCGTATTTACCACGAATATATCCCAAGTTTTCTTTTACAAGAGCAAGAGTATAACGATAAATCCATTGACGTCCAACCGAGTTTATCTTTGCATATTCCATGCGGTTATATGGTGCATTAGACATATCCGAAACAAGACCAGTAATACCAGAACCGCTTACAGGTTGATATTTTAGAGGGTTTGAACGTTCTTCTTTCACAATATACTCAATCCAAAGTTTAAAATCACGAACTGGGATTGGAAATATACGAAGTTCATTGTCTATTATTTCAAACGAATACGACGACTTTCTCATAAGATCATTGAATTCAATTGCCTGAATACGAAGTAAGTCTGCATACATAGGCATCAACATAAATGATACACCCGTTGAATATGCACCAAAACCGAACGTATCTAACATTACCCAAGTATGGGTCATAGAAACGGATAGATGCGGGTGGTGAATAGTGGTGTACTTTCTTGATTTCAATGGAACTTGTTGGGTTGTAAACATTTCTAACGAGTGTGTTTAAGTTATACCGTTGTTTATTCGATGTAATATCAATTGACGCGGAATAAAACTTAACATTACCGTTCGTGAATGTTTCAGACCCATACTCTGTTGCCAACTGAATAAGTCCACCCATGTTCGTTGATATATTTTGGTGGGTAAGATTATTACTCGTCGGTGTTCCCATAATAGACAACATATTTTGTTGAATATTGAATTGGTTTACATGATTAGAATATTCCGAAATAGCCTCTTCAAAACAAGCATAAAAATTACCAGCTTGTAATTCTATATCTACAAGTGGATAACCAAGTCGTTTTGCACACCAATCAGCAACATTATCCGCGTCTGTTTGAAACGCAGCTTCCGTATCGAAAAATCCGAACGGTGTACTACCAGTTGTGAATGACGATGAACCTGGCCAAATTGGAATTTCTACCATTTACGTTCTCTTATTTCTGTTCTTCAAAATAGTTTAATATGTTGTCAACAATTGGATGGCGGTGGTTTGTTTTTAGTTCGTAACAACCAAGACCAGGAACAGAGTTGACCATATTAAATAAATATGGAAAACCAGAGTCTTTCTTATTTTTTAAGTCTGTCTGTGAAATGTCTCCGCAAATCAACATCTTGGAATTTGTACCAAGACGAGAAAGAATCATCTCCATTTGTGATTTAGTTACGTTCTGTGCCTCGTCAACTATAACACAGGCATTTACGAATGTTCTACCACGAAGGAATGAGATTGGTGCAATTTCAATAATATTCTCATTGATGAACTTATCTATTCGCGGTTTACCGTATAACATATACATATTGGCATGAATTGGTGCAACCCACGGATTCATCTTTTCTTTGATGTCTCCTGGCAAGAAACCAATGTCCTCATTAGATACCGTCGGTCTTGTGATAATAATTCTTTCAACTTCACGATAGAAAAGATATTCTAATGCAATCTGTGTAGCGAGAAGTGTTTTACCTGAACCAGCCTTTCCCGTCAGAACTGAAATAGTATCTTTCAGTATATGAGACTTTACTTCTTTTTGCTCTGCATTTAGAGACAGATTAAATTGTATCTTATTTTTGATTTGTTTTCGCCCTTTCTTTATACCGTTTACTTGTATTCCCACAACTTCTTCCTCTACAACATATTCTTCTGAATGTTCATTCATTCTCATAAAAAACTCCTACAAAAGTTTAGAAAGGGTTTCTCCTATTACTTTACCGTCTTGTTTGAATTCCACATAAGAGTTTTCTATGTTTTTTACTTTATGTGTCCACTCAAACCCGACCATACCGACTAAATCTGCACCTCGTGATATTGGATATACCACGGCTGTTTTCGTTCCTCTTTGAGCAAAAAAGGCACGAGTTAAAATATCATCTATATCTTCTGCTATTGGAAATATACCGCGTTCATTTTGAACAACATCTACTAAACCTGAATACAAAGAGATAGGAAGGTTTTGATATTCCTTGAACTCCGTTGAGACTCCATCTTCAAGAGCTTCAAATGTAGTTGAGAGCTTTGTCATTGATTTACCCGTTCCGTATTTACCGCCATTATGACGTTGGAGGATGAATGCTCGTTGTGCACCGTACTCTTGGAGTTGTTGTTCGAGAATTGTTTGAACTAATTTTGATTGGGAAATTTCGCGGTTCACCTTACGGTGTTTATATTCGCCGTACTTATACTTGAGAAACCATGACAGAAACACACCCAATAGGGTGACGGCACTTGAGATACCGAGTCTGATGAGGTCTATGTAATCTGTGAATAGTTCCATATCCTATAAATAGGATGGTTGGAAAGAAAAAAGACAACCGAAAGTGGTTGTCTTTTTAATGTTATTTTTTTATCATACCTACTAGCGATTTTACCCATTTTAAAATTTTATGTGGACTATCTTTTTTTGGACTTGGTGGATTTTTCAATTGTTTAAGAAATTTTTTGGTTTTTTCATCGTATTCAATTTTACTTTCAAATGCACGAAGAGCACCAGCGACACCTAAAATTATACTTATCAAAGAAGTTAGTATTGAAATTATTTTATATAGATCACTATATCCAACTGGAGTACCTGTGGAAATTGTTCTTATTTCCGCCATAAGACTATCCATGAGCATTTTTGCCTGAAATTTTTTTGCTGGTGGTAGTTTGTTTAAATCTATATCAAATACCATACCCTTTTCTGCCATAGATTTTATTTGTTTTAACCATTTTTCAGAATATGCC